ACCATTACAATTTACCAAGTAGCCCTCTAAAGTTCATTTTAGCAAACAAGCTTAACTTTGTAGATGGCAATATAGTTAAATATGCAGTAAGAAATAAAAAGGGAGAAAGCCTAAAAGAAAAATACGATAAGATTATACATTACGCAGAATTAGGAAAAGAAATATTAGGAGAATAGTATGTGGATGCACTTATTAAAATTTGGATTTAAAACAGGAGCTGAGATTTACAAAAATAGAAAAGAAGCAAAAGTTCTTGAAAGCATAGCTGAAAAAAAACAAATACAAAGAGTCATTGATGGTGAGATAGAAATGGTAAAAACTATCAAAGAACATCAAGCTAACGATTATAAGGATGAAATTGTTTTAATCCTCATCTCAATTCCACTGTTGGTCGCTGGATGGGGGGTATTTTCAAATGACCCTGAAATAATTGCTAAGTTGGATGCTTTCTTTGATCAAATAGATCGTTTCCCTCTTTGGCTGCAAGGATTGATAATTGGTGGCTACAGTTCTGTCTTAGGTATAAAAGGTGTATCAGCATTTAAGAAAAAATAGTATTATGCTGAATGGACAGGGATTACGTTATTATAGAAATAGAATTTCAGCTAGAATCTGAATTTCATCCTTATGGACATTTTGTTTGTTTAAGATTTATTGATGATCACCCTTCTCATATTAAAATGAAAAAATTAATAAAAGATATGAATGATCAACCAGATGTAAAATTAGTAGATTATAATTATATTATAAAACCAATCAATGAAGCTACCGATATTAGTGGTTTAGATATTACAATACATTAGCAACCCACCAAGTCTCCCTGGTGGGTCTATCTTTATGTATTATACTTAAACCTAGAGGGAGCAAGATCAACATAAAGAATTCTATCCTTCCTGCTTACCTGCAAGAGTTAAATCTCTTTTTACTTCTGTTTGTCTTACAGACAGGTAGCGATCTAAATTGTTATACATAAGCTTTGCTTTTATTAATTGACTTTCAGCATGAGCATAGCTTTCTATTATTGTTTTGTATTCAGGATCAGTTCTTGCTTTGTGCTCAGCTTCAATAACTGTTTTGGTATCAAGTTTATATTTCAAAAATAATTTAGAGAACATAGCTTTCTTACCTTCCTCTAATAAAATAACTTTCTCAGCCCACTTAGACCACTCATTACTTGCATCAGTCATTTTCTGATACGCCACCCTGCTATTTAAGTTCATCATTTCCATTTATCACTATTATTAAATATATATCTAAAAGATGCAGTCTTTGGATCAAATTGTATTTTTGAGCATGACATAAATAATAAACAAACAATAAAAACACAAAATACAATTATCCATTTGTGATACTTTCTATGTATTGATTTTCCAAAAATAATCATGGGTAAGCTAACATATCCTTTGCTTCTATTTCTAAATCTTCTACTTGTTGTGCTAATTTTTTATTGTCAGCTTTTACTTCATCTAATTCTTTTCTTAATTCTCCATTTAATTTTTTATGGCTTTCACTTACATTTGTCCTGGCTGTTAGTTCAGCTTCTTTACTATCTAAAATATTTTTTAGATTTAAGATTACATCATTAAGAGATTTGATTTCTTTTTCTTGAATATCTATTTTTTTTTTAAGTTCATCTGTCATAACTATTTTAGAGAGCTGGTTGGAATGATTGAGAGAGAGAACCAACCAGCTACTAACCTAAAAGTAATATTCGTTATGAAAATATTATACTTTAACTGCTTACGCATTAATTACTCTCTAACATAAAATTTTTAATTATCATAACATTTCATTTATAACTGATTTGCTGCTAATACAAAAACATAAAATATTCTATTATAAATTGTATCTAATCTTAAATAAGCTAGGTTTTAAGCCATTATTTTAGGGGTTGTAATTCAACTTCAAAAGTGCTTATATCTTCTTATGTTTAATATTAAAAAAATAAATAACCTAGAGGAGGAAAATAATATGAAACATATAAATACAGTTGCAAACAACTTAGTAAAGTTTGCAAGATCAAAACATGAAACAAGTATAGACTTTCAGTCATACTTATCTGTTGCTGATCTAATAGAACATCACCAATTCAGAGCTGCACAAATTGTGATTGCTGGTTTGGATAGTATGCCAAGAGATGAAATATTAAAAATTATTTCTGAAGATGACAAAGTTTGGAATACTATGTTTGAACCTTTAGCTGAAGGTGAACCATTTGCTTTTTATAAAAATAAAACTTTAACTAATTAGGAGAGAGATATGACAACAGAAGTTTTATCAAATTTTATAAACGACAAATGGATAGACAGACTCTACTGCAACTTCAATGGTAGAGTTTATTTAATACAAGCTGATGGTTCTGAATATGATGGAGCCATTGGAGAAATTTCAATTCTTGGTAAGTCAGGCAAGGCTAGAGTCAGATTTACTGAGGATGGAAGATGGTTTGATCAAGGTGGTATGCCTATTGATAAACCAGCATCTGTTGATGCAGAAAAAGAAATCAACAGATTGAAAGCCGAGAATGATCGTCAAAAAAGAGAGGCTAAGTTTGAGGCTTATAAAAAAAGTCTAGTCAATAACCTAAAAGGAGGACAATAATGTCTAACTCAAAAATATACGCTACTAGCGATTATAAACTTTTCAAAACATTGAGAGGTAATAGAGCTATTAGCGAACTTCATGTAAGAAGATTGGCTGAAGCAATCAAAGAAAAAGATTTGCAGATTCCAATAATTGTAGATGACCAAATGTTTATCTTAGATGGTCAACACAGATTGGAAGCCTACAAATTAGTTGGTCGGCCAGTATCTTACATAATTAAAACTGAGTTTGAATTACAAGATGTTAGAAATGTAAATTCAGTTAGTCGTAAGTGGACTAATACTGAATACCTAATGTCTTACTGCAAACTTGGTAAAAAGGACTACCAATTATTAGAGTGGTTTCAAAGAACCTATGGATTCTGTATAGCTGAGTGTATTGCTATGTTGAATGACAAAGGTTATTCAAATCACAATATAATTAAGGAGTTCAAACAAGGAAGATTTAAAATAATAGATTTGGAACAAGGTAAAAGATGGGCCAAAGCTATTAATTCTTGTGGTGAGTATTTTCCATATTACAAGAAAACTTCCTTTGTAAGAGCCATGATTAGCTGCCTGAGAGATAAGACTTTCAGTTGGAAAATCTTTTATCAAAGACTAAAAAACAATTCATCAAAGCTAAAGAATCAGGCTTCAAGAAATGATTTTATAGTCAATATTGAAAGATTGTATAATCATGGAACTGCTAGCAAATATAAGATCAGGCTCGATCTTTACAATTACGAGAGGTAATTATGCCAGTAATTATTTTCTCAATTAAGACTAGAAATAAGTCTTTTAATTTGCTACAACAATTACATAAAGATTTTGGGGTGATATTTCACCCCAAGACTACTGTAGCAGCAGTAGAAAACTTTATAAAGGAGAAGCTAAATGGACAAACAGCTACCGAAGCTTCAGGCCAAGTACGACAAGGTAATAGTGAGAGAACAAGACTTGTTGAAAAAGCTAAAGAAGCTGAGGCAAAACAGACAAACCTTAGCTTGGAAGATGCACCACCTAAAGCATCATCCAGCTTTCGTTTAAAGAGAGAGGACAGATAGTTATGAAAAAAATGTACTTTATGACGATACTCGTATGCTCTCTATTAAATGCCTGTGCTAAATATGAACCGCTGGTTGACACAGTTGGTAGGTCAGGAACATTTGATAAATCAAGAGCTGAACAAATCACAGATGATAAAATCATGTGTGCAAAACTTGCTGAGGACAATACATCATTTTTAGGAAACATAATCTTTTGGGTAGAAAGTCCAAAAGCTGAAACTGAATATGAGCATATTGTTAAAACTTGCATGGAGGGCAGAGGACACGCCTTGTTAAAATAATGCCAAGACTAGCAGCAAGAATAAAAAAATTAGCTTTCATTTGTGCAAAGTGTTTTTCTGAAAAGGAGGAGAAGCTTGCATGGTTTGTAGGAAGCACCCTTTTCAACGAGTCGTTTCTCTGTAGGACTTGTTGGAAAGGTCAATTCAAACAACTGACAGAGAGAGAAAGAAAGGAATGGGCATTTTATGTACCTAAAAAATCAGGAAAAGATTGCTGAAATAAGCCATCTGCTGCCACACAGCTTAAATATGTTTGGTGTATCAGATGATCAAAATGACAAAGTTTTGAAAAAAGTTTATGGACTGCAATTAAAAAAGATGAGACTGATGCGTGGCTATACTCAGACAAGACTTGCCAAAGCTATAAACGTGACCTTCCAGCAGATTCAAAAGTACGAGAAGGGTGTAAACTCTGTAAGTATTATGAATGAGCTGAAATTAGCTGAGTTTCTTAAATGTGATAGAGACTACTTTGTGCAGCCAATAACTGGGAATGGTTACAAATTCTTAAACACTAACCAAGAAGGAGAGAGATGATAAAGAAAAGTAAAGATAAGCATGGGAATATTATAGAGTTTGCACCTAAAGCAAGAGGAGCAAGATATACTGTGAACGGCTTAAAGAAAAAAGGAGTTACCACAATTATTGGTGAGAGGTTTGGAAAAGGGCCTCTTATGTGGTGGAGTGAGAACTGCGTGTATGAAGCATTGCAGCAGCTCTTAAAAGCCAATAAGAAACCTGTAGATGAGATACAGCAGCTAATGGATGATCTTAAATACAGAGTTAAATCAATAAAAGAAGATGCTATGCACATTGGAACTAATATGCACTCTTTAGCTGAGGACTATATCTTAGGTAAAGAAGTTATTACTCCAAATTCAGAACCTTTAAAAACTATGTTTAGTAAATTTAAAAAGTTCTGGGATAAGAAAAAAATCGAGATCATTGAAACGGAAAAGACATTTTACTCAAAAGAGCTGGATGTCTGCT